CAGGACCAGCTTCGCTGGTTACAGGCAGAATGGTCGGATACTTAATATCCGCATATTGCACCTCGAAAACTTGAGGGCGGATAAATTCAAGCTGGCGCTCAAGAAACAGACCAGCTTCATCCATACGAAAATCAGTCATCGTGATGCCTCCTATCAGGAATCAGCAGAGAGGGTGAAGCTCGGACCGTTCAGCTCCAGGATGGCAATGCCGCTGGTAGTGGTCGAGGTAAGGAAACGAGCATTCGACAGGCGAACGGTCTTGCCGGAAGCGAAGGCATGGCTGAATTGACCAGCCTTGCCAGTGCCGCTAGCCGAATACAGCACGCGGACAGGCGAAGCAGGAGTGACAGCGCCAGTCACATAGACGGCAACAGCGCCTTCGTTAGCGACGTTCAGGACTTGCTCGTCCTTCACGCCAGGACGACCATCCGAATCTTCGGCTTTTTCATCCACATAGGTGAGGACGTTAATACCGAGAACGGTTTCGCCAGTAGCAGCAATAGTTTTAGCGGAATTGGCAACAGTGCCGCCAGAGGCGTAGGTGACGATATTACCAAACGCGATTACTGCGTTGGTTTCGTTCACATAGGTGCCAATCGTGTTGTCACGAATATCAGAGAGCTGACCTTCCAGCAGTGCGTCATGCTCCAGAGCATAAGTCTGTTGCACGCCACCAGCAGAAGCAGTCCCCGAAGTGGTAAAGGTAACGGCCATGGATCAGCGCTCCTTGGTTACAGAGAGAGGGGATTTCCAAGCGTTCTGCAGACGCTCCATGTAGGAAGACGGTGCAGCAACGGGAGTTGCCAGAGAGGCAACGGCTTTACGCAGTTCGTCATTGGCAACAGAATCGCCGCGAACAGCGGTCTCAGCCAGAGTGTCGAACATTGCTTGCACATAATCGTCAGAACGCTCCGACAGATCCAGTGCATCGCCACGCACAGCTTTGATGGATGCTTCCATGATTTCACGAGCACTCTTGCCAGCAAAATCAAAAGCAGAATCAAGGTTAGTGCGAGCTTTGTCAATCAGAGCAATGCGCTCTTCCACAAGCGAATCAACGTTCACTTGCTTGGCAGCTTCCAGATCGGCCTTGGTGGCTTCCAGTTCTTGCTCCAGGGCATCAGCGCGGCCTTCGGCAGCATCCATTTTGCCCTTCATTTCCTTTTCCATAGCGTCCATTTCTTCCTTCATTTTGGAAGCCTCGGACATCATGGCATCGTACTTTTTCTTCATGTCCTCGTAGGACATTTTGGCGTCTTCGCGTTCTTTAGTGATCGCCAGAGCAACGCTCTCGCTCACTTCAAACTCGGCGCCATCAAAAACCACTTTTGCGGTCATAGATGATTCCTCATTATTTGAGAATAAAGTAGGATCAGCGGCATCTAGGCGATCCAGATGTAGCTTCACCTGCGGGCCAGCCCGACCCCTGCGAACAACGGCGATGTGATTACCGCTGATCATCCGTTGGATGCCATCGTAATGCTCACCACTGTCTGCGACGCCAGGCGTGGGGTCATATTCGACCCTGTAGCCAGCGCTAACTTCCTTGGCATCACCTCGCATGATCTTTTCGATCGCAGCCTCATCAGTAATAGTCATGACTGCACGAACAAAGCCGTTGTCATACACTACTTCTGTACCAGAAAAACCAACTTGGTAATTCTTTGTATTGGCGCTATCGAGCAGTACGGGAGGATGCTCAAGGGTGATAGCCTTGCCCGCGAAGGAAGCGAGGCTTTCTGGAGACGCCACCTCTTCCTCGGGACGATACTCACGGCGAATTGAGCCGTCAGCATCGGTGTACATTTGTACACCAGTACGCGCAATCGTTGCCCAAGCACGAAGATAACCCTCGGGGGTTAGCTCATACTTGTCAATGGGCGCAACGTCGTAACGGAAAGAAGTTTCGCTCATGAAACAAGGCTAACGAAATAAAATCAGTAAACTATAATTAATGTTCCAGAGATGAAACAAAATGCGTTACTTGGTGGCTAGCAAGGAAAATGCACTTCGCATGCCTCATCACCAGCGCAAATTACTAGTGGCCGCTCGCATGAAAGAAGCCCGCCTTAACAGCGGGCTTTCGCAGCGTGATATTGCTAAAGAACTGCATATTGGCGTGGCTACTTACCATCGCATGGAAAAAGCTGTAACAGAGCCTTCTGCAGTTCAACTTGCTACTCTCAGTGGCCTTTATGAAGTATCAGTGCTATGGCTGCTGGGAATACCAAATTTTGTCGTTAATGCTGTTCAGCCTTCGTCGTCATCATCTTGGCTGCGAAGCTCCTGAAGCTGGCTTTCAATGTTGTCCATAATGTAAGCCTTTGCAATTGCCTCGGCTTCAAAAACAAGCATCTTGACTGGCTCAAAATAGGCATCAGGCTTTTCGTAGAAACTCTCGACAAAAATATGAGTTTCGTCGAGGCGACCATTCTTGAAATGCTGCCGCTCAACAAGACGCCAATGAGGCGTATTGCGATGTTCATTGGCAGAAAGAATGGACAGCGCTTTCATTACGCCAATACCATCTTCTTCTTCTTCAATCACTCGCACGTATTCACTCATTAGCCTTTTGGCGCTTTTCCATCATCTTAATGATGCGATTGGCCCATGCCCTACCAGCATCTCCTCCCCATAAAAGCCAAGCAATGTATCCGGCGTCATTTTCTCCACCACTTTTATTTTTTTCGTGACGAGAAAAGAATGCCGCCATGCGCTTGACCGTGGCATAACTCACTGCCCCACCACCAGCCAAATCAGACGCTCTGGCCACTCCACTGCCAATGCCCTGTTCGCCAGCTTCCTGCGTGCTCAAGCCGCCTTTGCCATGTTTCTTGCGTAGTTCCAGGCCGCGACGCGCAGCAGCCCGTACAGACGATGGAGGGGCAAATGATTCGGCGTCACCCCTTGTTACTTTTTTGAATTATTTTTAACAGCAGAAAGGTAAGCTTTACAGCGTTTCTCGCCAGCGCTTTCGTCCATCATTTCTTCTTCTTCATTCTCTTCCTCTTCCATCGCCTCTTCTTCTTTTAAGACTTGACGAATAAAGGCACGCATGTAATCCTCGCTCGCGTCTTTTTTCTTCATAGACATACCAGCCTCCGAAAGAGCAATTGCGACAGCTTGCTTGTAATTAGTAATTGGCTTTTTATCGCTTCCCTTAAGAGTGCCAGCCTTGAATTCCCGCATCACCTTGGCTACTTTGGCCTGCTTTTCTTTCTTAGTCATGATTCAAACTGCAATATCCCAACTATAGCCATCAGCAACAATTCCATTTGTGGAAACAAAATCATTAAACACTTTTTCAATCCACTGCAAATGCTCTTCGGTTAATCCAGGATGACAGCCAAGGAAAAACACTTTATTCAGCACTTCATAAGCATTCGGAAAGTCTTTTGCATTGCCAAGGTGCTTATAACCAGGATGTAACAGTAGATTACCCGCAAAATAATTCCTAGTTTGCACGCCATTCTGCTCAAAATACTGTTGCATAGCATGCTTTAACGACGGCCTACTGCAAACAATGGGAACGCCAAACCAACTAGTTTCCGCGCTTTCCATTTCCTCCACAATGCGAATTGACGATGGAGAAACGGACAAAATATTTTTAATACGCTTGTAATTGTCGCGACGCTTTTCATGCACTTCGTCAAACTTGGCCAACTGAACCAAGCCAACTGAACCCTGCAAGTCCAAGGGTTTCAAGTTGTAGCCAATGTTGCTGAACACATATTTATGGTCTACGGGAGCATCGTAATCATCAAGCCATTTATCAAAGCGATTGCCGCACGTTCCATTGGTAAGCAAATTGCACTCGCCTACGCAATAGCAATCACGCCCCCACCAAGCAAAGCTACGAGCAAGCTTATTGAAGCCAGGAAGAGAAGAAGAAACCATTCCTCCCTCCATCGTCGTAATGTGATGCGCTGGGTAGAAAGAGCACGACGAGCTAACAAAGTAATCAGAAAGCCATTTGCCTTTCCACTTACTTCCCAGCGAATCACACCCATCTGCAATCATCTTGATGCCAGCCTTGTCGCAAATTTCAGCAAGACGATCAATGTCATAAGGATTGCCAAGCACGGGACTGCTAAACACTGCAACAGTCTTTTCGTTGATTGCGGCTTCTACTTGCGCCAAGTCCCAATTCAAACTTTCCCATTCAATATCAACAAACCGTGGCACCATATTGTTCTGGAGAATAGGTGCAACAGTTGTTGGAAAACCAACAACGCTCACAATAATTTCGGAGCCATCAGCCCATCCAAAATATTTCTTCAGCGCAGCAATCATTACGAGGTTTGCCGAGCTGCCACTATTTACCATCAAGCTCTCATCAAAGCCAAATTTTTTAGAAAATTCGCGCTCAAACTTGGCCACGTTTGGGCCAGATGGCAACCACCCGCCTTGCTCTAAGCAGCTAATTGCAGCTTTGATTTCGTCCCCATTGAAAAATGGAGCGGAGTAGAGAACTTTTGGCTTGTGCATAGGTCTGTCAGGCCCTCTTCCAGTGAGATCAATGGAGAAAAGCCAGTCTCAAAAAGCTTGGTGCAGTCTAAGGCCATCAC